CTATAAATGGATGACCCTGCCGCTAATGTGTAAGTGCTTGAATCACTGAAAATACCCTCAGTTTCCACTCTATGAACTGTTCTAAATGTTATGTCTTGTTCTTTTCCTGTTGTTCCTGAGTTATTAATGGAATCTATCGTTTGAACAATTAGTATTCTATTATTTATTTTTACTTCATCACCTACATTAAATAGTGTAGATAAATCATATTCCGTAGTAAAGGTGTATTCGTTTGTCGTGCCTGTTGCTATTTTTATTTTTGCTTTTAATTCAAACCACTCATTAAAATTACCTTTATGTAATCTATGCCTTACTCTTAGCATATCAGAATGTTTTAATTTAGAACCTAATATTCTTTTATTATCTACTGCTCTCCCTTCAAAATATGAACCTCTATTGTCTGCTGAATCTGACATATCAACTTCAAATAAATTATACAGTTTATTTGCTCTTGTCGGAGAAAAGTCATAATGAATATATCTTGTCGGCCCTGTAAATACTTGTGCTGAATGACCGGAACCATCCGACATAGCCGCATCTGAAGAAATATCTAAATCAGTATCTCTTCTTGCATTAGGAAAACAATCGTTATAATCTGTAAATGCAAAAGTAGATACATTTAGTGGAAAGGTATTAGTTCCATTCCATTCATTAGGCAGAGAAAAAGGTAATTTATTACCCCCCGATTGTGTTTTATATGCAGGGTAATCAAATTTTTTAAGGTTATCTACAACTTTCAAATTATGTGTATATTTACTATAATCTTTAATTACTCCCCTATTATCTGTTTCAGTCACAAATGTATTCAATAAGCCGGTAGCATCACCCGCAGTTATTGTTGTGGCATTAGCACCCTTAAACTTCATAAAATATTTAGTGTTATGGTCTAACTGATTTTTTTTATCTAAATTATCATTAAAGAAATAAAATAGCGGCCTTGAACAGACTAAATTATCTTGTAAATCCTTTTTAATTCCTGCTGAAATTGCTAATATTTTACATTCTCTTGCAGTATCAGCAATAGGTGGGCCTTTGAAAACCATAAACTTAGAATCTCTTTCTATTTCACTTCCCAATTTCGGTTCAAATTCAAAACCAATAACTGTATTTTCTATACTTCCATCAAAGTTAGTATTGTTTTCTGTAATGGTTGTGGTTATTTTAGCGAAATGATGTTTTTTGTAATCATCAGAGTGAACCAAAACAAAGTAATTATTATTAGCATCAAGAGATAATTCCATACCTATTTGTGTATTAAAATCATATGATATTATTTTATGCCCTTCAGTAGTTTCTAAATTAGAATATTCTGTATCTGCACTATCCCCTGTTGCTAATTGCTGAACAAATGTTTCTGCACTGCCATTAGGCGGTTGTTCATAAACAATAGTGTATAGTCGCTCACTTCCAGAATATGCGCCAAATGTCCTAAATCGAGGATTAGTGGCAGTATTGTAATTTGTTTTGTTAAATGTAGCAGTAATATCTTGACCGGTGGTTGTGGCGGCATTTGAAATAGTCACTTGTGTTGAGCCTAAATTAGTAGCAGTAACATAAGTATTTTCGGGAATACCGTCACCCGATACTGACATACCAACATACACAGGATTTGCAACTACATTTACATTAGTTAAGGTAGCATTACCATTAGTAGTAACAGTTTCAGAAATATCTTTAACTGTTCCTTGCCCTTCTGCAAAAATACGACTCATAAATCCACCTCTTCAAATCTTAAATAAAGCAAGGTATCGTTAAAGTTCGGCATTAAATTATCTATTTCAGCGATTTCTTTTATTTTTCCACTTATGGCTAATTCGTGAAACTCACCCATAAACTGTTTGCATGTAGTAGCGGCATCTTGTCCCGAAGCAGTTCCACCATCACTTTTATCATCTATACCGGAAACACTTCTATCATTTAATCCATTTGAACCTAAATAAGTATCAGTTCTTGCAAATGAAAAATCACCGGTTTCTGTATGAGTACCTTCGGCTACCGAAACACCATTCAAATGTATTGATATTTTTTTAGTCCTATTATTGAATAAACAAGCAATATGAAACATTTGGTCTATGTAAGACGCATGGCGATAAGTAGCAACAAATAAATCAGTTCCGCCGGATAGCACCGGAGTTGCCGTACTCATCTCTAAATCAGTGCCCGATATATTAAGAACAGTGCCTAAAGAAGTAAAGGTAAAGCCGCTTCTTGTAAATAATTCTTGACCTACACAGATAGAAGTATTACCGGCTAAAGGCAAGTCAATATTTTCTGCTGTACCGCTACTATGAACATCTCCTACTTTAGCATAAACTACTCTTCCCCTATCGTCAAAACCAGCCAATAAATCAGAACCGTTGGTTGTATTATATTTGAAGGAATGGCTCTCAGAGGGCAGTATAACCTCATCAGAAATTACAGTTTGTGTTGTCGAGCCTATTGTTAATTGAATTTTTATTTTATACCTTGCCGGATTATTTTGTGTATGGCTAGTTGAATTGACTAAAGAAACTTTGAAATTATCGTTATTGAAAATCATCATTTCATGTGTTATTCTATTCGCTATTGTAAGATATTTTTCATTTTGCATTTCAGTTTCATCATTAGCGGCGGAATCTGCTAAATCATAAGTTTCTTGTAACAAACCTGCCATTATTTTTTTACTATCATTTCTTGTTTGGCCTACTCCTAATGCGGTTGCGGCATGGTCTACATGAGTTTGATGGGTACTATTTCCGTTTATTTCATAAGGAGTAATTATGGCTTCAAAGGAAAAAGAACCTTCATGCCCCCAAAACCCATACGCTACATCATCAGATGTATCTGAATTACTATTAGTATCGGGTATATTATCTGAATAATCTAATTTAACAAAAGCATTACACATAATTGGAAAGACCAATGAGCGTTGTTTCCCTGTTAAGACCTCATACATAATATCACGGCCCGATTGTTGCTACTTCAAATTGCATACTGAAACTGATGTCAATGTTCTCCGCTTCAAAATTAAAACTAAAACTACGAATAAAACCGGACATACCGGTATCAGTTTGTGCATCGGGATATGTTGATTTTCTGAATGCTACTCCTAAGTTATCTCCAAAACCAGCATTGCCTCTTGATGCAAAATTAAACGGAACTAAAGTTTCCGTTCTTGCAGTGTAGGAATTACTTACTTTAGATGGATAAAGAATAACTAATTCATTCATTGATTGATTATCTTGTAATCCGGTAGAATCTACACCCGATGCAATCATTTGTGCTATTTCGTGAGCAGTATAAGTTAGAGCAGTATTAGTTTCTGTTCCACCGGAAGAAGGGGTTCTTGTTTTTCTCAGCGTAGTTTCAGAAATAAAACCTTGTAAATCTATTGTCTTTGTAGCCATACCTAAGTCTAATGCCGCAGTTAAAGATTCACCTGTAACTACACCCGAAAATGGAATAGGAAACGCAGGTATTGTTTTCTGTACGGACACACCAACAGAAGTTACATTTAGAGGAATTGTATCTATGGTTAAATCATTGGAATCAGCATCATATCTTCCAAACTTCAAATATACATAACTCATTTAATCACCCCAATGTTCTTGATGAAGTAGTACGGTTTATTTTACTATTTACCATACTACCTATTCTATCTGCTATTCTTCTTAATTCTGCATCAGAAGTATCTCTCGCATTAATTGTAATGTAGTTATTTACAACATTACCGGCACCTCTACCTGCCATTGATTTAGTCTGTTGATTATTATAAACTCTTGAGCCTTTAGGTAAGTTTAGCAATTCCGGCCCTCTTTCTCCAACAATAGTGGCACCGCCCGAAGCAACACCTCCTGTATGGAATAAGTCAAATATATCTTCAAGAGCATCGGCTAAATCATCTAACCATCTTCCGCTTCTAATCCAATTTATAAACTTCATAGAACCTTTCGCTACTTCATAAATATAATCTCCTATTTTCATTATGTATTCATATAGTCCCGTAAGCACTATATCTACTGTTTCTGCATATTTACTAACTAAAAACATCCAAGTTCTGTAAAGCACTGCCGCTATAACAATTCCAATCATAGCAGGTAGTAGATATATTCCTATCAATTGTATTGCATTTGCCGCTAATGTTTTAATAAACCATACTGCTAAAACTATCTTAGCAATTTGTAGCAATCTCTCAATAATAGGTTCTCTAAACTCTTCATCAGTAAAAAACTTATACACAAACTCTATTGCCATATCAATTAATCCGAATAACAATGCTTGTCCTATTATAAGTAGCCCTTGACCGAAATCAATTAACAGTTGTAGTCCTGTATCAAATAATGGGCCTAATTGTTTAATTCCCTCATTAAATCCACTATCCATAAAGGTCTTAATTACTCCGAATATATCCTTTCCGAAATCTATTAGCCGCCCACCATAATGTTTAATGTCACCTGCAAATGGTTTAATCATATCTTTAATTGCGAAGAATACAGGTATTAAAGCCATAAATCCTATTACTGCAAACACACCAAACATAAAGTATCTAAATGCTATATCAAGTACGCCTTTGAGAGAGTTAGTGAACTTGAGTATTTTAATTTGCATTTTTCTTCTTGATTTTGCTAATTTGTGCATAGCATATACAGGCGCAA